GTTTTTCATAACAGATACCTTTGTTCTTGAAGCGAACTTAACACTTCGTTTGTCTTTGGTAGCGGTAATCTTTGTTGTTCCCGCTCCTTTTTGATTTCCAAATAAGAATACCAAAGATGAGTTTAACCAAATTGCTTCACCACCTTTTGCTTTAATCTTTGGTTGACCAAAAGGATTATCAGGTAATTCAACCCAAGGCTGATTAACGATAACCAATGTGTTCTCATATTTTGAATCCGCTTTACGTGAACCTGAAATACGTTGGTTAATACCCATACCAATTTTGTCAGCAAGTGTCGATGCGTTGTGTTGCTTCCCACCCTTACCTTCGAACGTCATTTTACAAGGAACTGAACCAACAGAATCCCATAAGAACAACAAACTATAATCTAATTCACCTTTTTCTTGTGCGTCCAATAATGAATTGATATAATCTGTAATTTGTTCGATGTAGTTAAAGTTATTGTTGAAGATATAAAATCCGTCCCAATCAACTTCACCCGTTGTTTCATCAACAACCTCTTCACAATCAAAACCCATAAGTTTTGCGTGTTCAAAAGACCATTTCTGTTCTGTAATAATAAACACAGGTAATATACCTTTTTTCTGAGCATCCACCGCAGTTTTAACCAAGGCAGTTGTTTTTCCCGTATCAGAGTGACCCAAGAACATATTCAAATGTCCAATAGCCGGACCAGGAAGTCCAACAGCATCCAAGAAATCAGAACCTAAGTCAAAAAATCTTTGTGGTTTATATTTTGCGGAAGTGGAAAACTTCTTTTTAACTGAACTGAAATCGTTCTTTTTAATTGCCATATTACTTAATATAAATTATGCGTGGTACCATAAAGATACCACACATAATGTGTTTTGTTTATTAGAAAGGTAATTCTGTGTCAACCTCAGCGTCAGCTTGTGGGTCAACTTGTTCAACTTTTTCTGCCGATTTTTTACCACCGATTGTAGTTGTTTCTTGAGATGAATTTTCATAAACATATCCACCCTTATCTGAATCCCATTTTGGTGTTTCACCACGAGCGATTGCTTCAAGATAATCAACAGGTTTTTTAGAATATACATCCAACCAAGTTAATTCATTTTCAATCCAAGCTTTTGCTTGTTCTTTTTCCTCGTGAACCGCAGTTGGGTCATCATACATAATTGTTGATACACTTGTGTATTCTTTACCTGCTGGTGTTTTTGATTTTGTTAATTCGATGATAAGGTCACGACCTTTTTCAGCGTCAGTGATGTCACCTTTGTTTCTCCAAATTGGAATGATTTTATCCAAGATACCATCATTTTTGTAGTTGTGCTTGAATCTCCAGAACTTTGGACCATCTTCCTCGTGGTCTCTGTCGATTACTTTTACGATATAGAACTTACGAGACTTATATTGTTTCGCCAATTCTTTATCAGATTCTTTACCAGTTGACATTAATTCTTCATAAACCTCGTTTAAAGGAGAACGCTCATTGTCATTCTTTCCTGGGTCATAGAATTTATTCCATTGTCCACCTACTTGAATTTCGTGATACCAAGCCTCTTTGAATGGCGAAGAGCCATCTGTTGTAGGCAAGATACGAATTCTTCGTTGTCCTGATTTTTCTTTATCCCCTAAGATTAAAGCGAAATACTTTTTCATTCTTTCATCTTGAGACATTTTACCTTGGGCTCCGCCCCCACCTTGTTGTGATTTTTCGTACTGTGCCAATACGGCGTCTAATGAACTCATCATATGTATAATTTTTAAATTGTGTAATATAAATATACGCCAAGTTTATCACTTTGTCAAATAAAAAAAGGTCTTTATTACAAGACCCTTTAAATTATTTAATACAAATACAATACGAGATTATCTCATATTATTATCAGGATTACTTGACGGTTGGAATGAACCTTTAATATCATTCACATTAATATCCGTTACTTGGTCAGGAGTTAAAACATAATCATTTTTTCCCGTCTTTTCCATATCTTCTTTCTTATCATCAAAGAAATCTGAAAGTTTTTGATTAAATGGGTATGAATCATAGGTTCTTAACTCCAATTTTTCTTGAGGAGTTTTTTCTCTATACTTTTCAATCTTGGTTTCAAGGTCGTTAAGTTTGTTCATAATCGCATCCATCTCACCTAATCTTGATTCCAATTTATTTATTTGACCAAATAAATTTTCAAAGTAATCGTCTTGTTTTTTCTCAATATTCTTTTGAGAATCAACTAAATCAGTTACATCAAGTTCTTCAGTTCCACTTTCTTCAGTTTCACTTTTTTCTTCAGTCTCACCTTTTTCGTCAACCTTTTCAACATCAGGGTCATTAGCCACATCAATAACCGCAGGTTCTGCCATTTCAGGTGCCGCAACCTCACCACCAGGAGCTGGCGGGGGAGCAATTTCACCAGGAGCAGGTGCCATTAAAGCATCTAACTCTGTAGGTTCAGGAGCAGCTTGCTCTGTAATATATTGATTGATACTTCTGTATCTTTCAATTTCATTTAATATTTTTTTATCTATTGCCATTATTATCCGTTTAATAATTGTTTAACACCTCTCGATGTCTCTACTCTAACTTGTCTATTAGCAGTAGTCATATGACCAGCTCTTTCAATTAAGCCGTCTCTTTCTCTTACAGTATAACAGTCTCCGGTGTCTAAATCACATACTTGTTTAGTTCCGTCTCCGTTATCTTCTTCAGAATATCTAACTGATTTTCCTAAGTAATTGTCTAATGTTGATTTTAAGCTCATAAAAATCTTTTTAATATAAATATATCGGTTATGTGTTAAATTGTAATATTGAATGTAAATGATTGGAACGCATCAGGTATTAAATTGTTGGGGTCTGCAAATGCGTTTGGTGATAAAGCTAATAAAGATATTTTTGACTCAACTGACTTTATCTTATTAAATTCAACATCATCGTTCATATTTTGTTTTATAATGTTTAAAATGTCAATACTATCAACACTAAATGATTGTTTGTTAGAACTAACATAAGATTCTAAGTCATTTGAGAATTGGTCTCCAGCCACAACAACCTTAACGATTGTATTGTTTGGTCCAGTTTCTTCTTTAATTGCTCTCCAAGTCCATTCAGTTTGGCCTGATAATATATCCCAAAGACCCGCATCTGGATTAATTGTAACCAATAACGAATTATTTGTTGATAATCCATTCATAACTAATGGACCTGTTTGTTGTGGTTGTGTGTTGGCATTTAAAGGAACACCTGGTACTGATGTTGGTGGTTGTGGTGCGGTTTGGAATGGATTATATGTAAACTGACCTGAACTAATTACATTACCATTTTTAGTCCTTAAGACTATTGTTTGTGTTTGAGGAATTACAGTATTACTTTTTGGTACAATTACATTTAAATTTGTATTGGCATTAATTGTTAATTGACTAGTTGTTATACCATTAATTGTCACACCAGTTGTAAGTTCTAAGTCAGTTCCAACAATACTTAATATTGTTTGACTAGTACCTGCTAGTGGTGAGAATGAAATTATTGTTGGAAGAGGACAAACAGGTGTTGGTGATGGTGTAGTATTCAAGTTATTTGGAACTGGAGTTACACCGGCCTTTACTTTAATATTAAGAGTAAATGTATTTTTAGTTGAAAGTCTTAGGTCTTGTGTGGCAGAAGCATCTAATTTAGCATCCGCAGCACTCTTAAATGCATCTTGGAATGTTTTACTTAATTGTGTAAACTCACTCACTTCTTTTGAATCAAAATACTCTTCCGTAACACTAGGGTTAGACCAATAACAAGCATAATATTTAGTAATACCTAATGCATTATCACCATAAATTCTATCAACATCAGTTGATAATGATGAAATCATAAAATCAAGAAATTTATCAATTGATTCAAAAATTGCAATAGGTTTAGAAACTTTACCGTTTAATGTTTGAACTTCAACACAGGCGCTTTTTCCAGGAACAAAATAATTACTTCTACTAAAATAATCTTTAGTTAATTCTATTGTCGCATAATTATTGTTATAACCATTAAATGTTTTTCCTTTGAATGTTCTAACATAACAAATCATGTAGATTAAAACTTGTAATCTTGGGTTTGATGTTTTTGCCTTAATTGCATTTACTAATTGTGTGGCATTTAATGATGTATTTGTTGTTGTTATAAAATCACCATAACTAACATAAGCAGCAACCAAACCATTAATACAACTATTTGTCGCGGCAGCAACATTACTTCCTGTTTGTTGTATTTGAGCAGCTTTATTAATTTCAGTAATCCTTTCACTAACCGTACTGTCTTTTTTAACTTTTAATAACGATTCAATCTGTGTTAATAAATTTTGATTAATACTTTGTAAGTAATTATCAATTGCAGGTAAATCATATATTCCTTGTCTAATACCTGAAAAATTAGTTTGGAACGTACCAGGTTGTACTGTATGTTTAACCTCTGTAATTAAATAAGGACCATTAAACATTGGAACGTGTCTTAAGTTAAAATACATTGTTGGTTGGATTAAAGCATTTCCCATAGAAACAACCTGACAAGTATAACTTCTTTGTTTGTAGAAATTATAAAGACTAACGTTTTGAGTTGTACTATTTCTTCCATTAGCTTGGTCAACCATATCTAATTGAGTTTGTAAAGATTCAGAAGTTGCTTTACCACCATCCATTGAAACGTTAAATGAATAAAATATATTTTGATTTCTAATACCTAAGTCAACATTAAATCCAACACACCTATTTGATAACGCATAATCATTTTTACCTGTAAGGTTTTCAAGTAAAGGATTATCCGAAGCTCGTCTCATCTCAAACGCATCATCTCTATATCTAGAATTACCTTTAGGTAAATCCAAATATTGTGATGGAAGGGCAGTATAAAAACAAACCATTTTTGGAGATGAATTTCTATAGTCAACATCTAAGAATGTTCCCCACATATTATCGGCAAACTTTAACGAACCTTCTGTGTTTTGTGATATTGTCGTACCATCAACTTCTTGAATATTATAAAAATTAACATAAGAAGGTAATGGCATAACATTAAACTTATTTTTAATCAACATACCACTTAAGAAAGTGAATACACTCATACCTAAATTTAACGCTTTGTTATTTTCAACATCACCAAAAGCATCTCTAAGAGCAAAAATATCAATAATAATAGTATCTCCAATATTTCTTGATGCTCTATCTAAGAATAAAAAGTCCTCAAATAATGTTTTACTTTTATAATCAGAACCGGCAATCCACTTATCATTTAATGCTTTAAAAACTTCATAATTCTCAACTTTACTTTGTTGTCCATCAATAACACTATTAATTGTTTTTTCAGGTAATTGGTCTTGGTTAGGTAATTTATTTCTAACTTGTGTCAGTAATGTATTTAATAAATCATCTTGAAAATCTGCGGTTTGTTGTAAATAACTTTGAATTGTTTGTTTAAAACCATCACTTGTTATACTCGGAGAATATAATTTTTGTGTGGCATACATCTTAACTAAAGGAGCACATAATGTAATATTTTGGGTATTGAATCCAATATTATTATCAATAAAGAAATCAGTTATGTACGAACCACTATCACTATAAATTAAATTTTGAATTGTTGAAAATCCAACTTCGGTTTCTAATGTTGCCCATTGTTGTGGATAAGATAATTTAGATTGTTCTAAAGTTATTGTTCCTCCACCAGGTAATGTATTAAGAACATAAGGGTCAAATTGAATTGGGTCAACAACAATTGGAGTTGTTAAATTTTGTGATAAAAACGAATCAAAAATTCTTCTCTTATAGTTTGCAGGATTACCATACTTTAATAGAACATCATACTCTAAGAAAGACTTCATCGTATTGGTAAAGACACCTAATTGATTTTCAGCAAGTGAATTAAAATATTCCGCATTTGTTGTTGTTGATTGTTTTGTCGTAACACTCATCAAACTTCTAAAAAGATATTGGAAGTTTTTATAAACCGCATTAACATCAACAGGTGAAACACCAATCGCCACTTGAACTTGTGGACCTAAATCAATGTCTGCAATTGGTTTACAAAAGTTTAAAAACTCTTGTTCCAATTTATCTAAAATACTTTTGTCAAATACAGAAAAGATTTCCTCTATTTTACTATACTCATCACTTGATAATAATGTGAATGGAGATTGATTTGATGTGTTTGGTAAAATTTTATTAACATATGAATCAGGTTGTGGTTTAACAACTTGATTGGCATCAAAATAACCATAGTTTGGTGTTGACCATAATAATCTAACAGAACCATTATACATAGATTCGTTATTTGTTAAATTAACTTTGGTAGTACCATTTGAAACGCAATTTAATTCGGCTTGATTTACCAACACTGAACCAAATGATGGAACAACAAAATATTTTGGTCCAGTAACCGCAATCGATGGTGGTACTTCACAAGGTTCACTACTTGTAGTTGGGTCTTGAATATTATCAGGAAGAATGACTGACCAAGTTTGAAAATTAAGTGTTGTGTTATTTTGTGTTGCATTAAAATTAGAATCACCAAAGTTATAAACTTTCATACCTTCATTAACACTTGTTTGTATTTCTTTGTTGGTATAATTCACATATAAATCATATCCCTTATAAAACACGTTAAAGTCATTAATAACTTTAGGGAAAAATCCTGTTTGAATTTTAATGTTTGAGGTAGTTTGTTCTTGTAAAGTTATTTGTTTAACACCATCAAATGTAAACTCATATGTCTTTGTTTCGGCACTTGTAATAGGGTCAAAGTTTTCTTTGTAATTAAAATTTTTCCAAGCGGAATCAATTATATCAACACCTTGTTCTTTATAAGTTTTATATCTATACCAAACTGAACCTAACTTAAGAATCCAAGCATACGGCATTTTATGAATAGCGCCAAACTTTTTAAAACAAGATGCAATATAATCTAAATCACTTGAAGAATTTAATGTCTTATATCTTTCTCTTAACGACGCTAATGGTAATGAATTTAAAAATAAATAAGCCGCTTGGATATATGGGTATTTATCATTTCTTCTCCAATTATAAACACCATTCTGTATCGCATTAATAAAATACGGAGTATTAAGTATTGATGTAATTGTTTGAGTTGATAAACTAAGTGTTGGTGAAATGTAATTAACATAACCTTCTGTTGGTACAAAATTAGATACCTCTCTACTTTTAAAGAACGCATCCAATCCAACAATATTATTTAAACTTGGTGTTGTTGGATTTAAATATGAAAAGTTGGTAACAGGTCGGTTTGTTGTTTTATTATAAACACTGGTAAAATTGGCAATAACATTTCTCTCATCAAATACTGTCATCACATTCTTAGTATCATATACTAATTCACCTTTACTAAGGTTACTTGAACTCATATTGTTTTCAACCCAAGAAGGATTAGTAAACGGATATGTATCAATAACCAAAGGAGTGTTTGAAGCATTTTTAACCAATTGAGTTAATGCTTCAGAACTTGGCGATTCTTGAGGAATTTTACCTAAATCTTTTATACTAAGAATATTAAACGAATTTTCTGTTAAATTTTTAATATATGGGGTTACAAATATATCTCTACTATATTCTTGGTAAGCTCTACCAGTTCCATCATTTGATATTGATTTTAAAAACAACGTATAACTTGGATTACTTAAATCCCAATTTTTTAATTTAAATGTAATATACGGTGAACTAATTCCAAGACCTAAAACAATATTATTAGTTTCTGCTTCAACATTTAAGTTAATTAATTGATTAACCTGATTTTGATTTGCCCTAATAAATCCCGAATAGTTTGCGGTTAAGAATTGTCTTTCCCATATTTCATAGAAAAATTTAACCTCTTCTTTATTAGCATAAGCAAGACCAATTGAAGGAAATTCAATTGCATTTATATTAATTACCTTAGTTGTCTGTCCGTTGTCGGTTGGTGGTTGAACAACAGGAGGGTTAAACTTTTGAGTTAAACCTCTCATAAACTCTTCAACAAATTCAACCTCAGGCCATTTTTCATACAAATAACCTTTAGTATCACCAACAACCGATGGGTCACCAATATATTTTAATTGAAATCTTCCTTTTTTATCATCAGGAGTTTCAACAAAAAATTGAGGCCAAGGGTAAACGGGTATTTGTGAATTAGCATAATTTGAATTATCACTTAATGCTTTTGCCGCAACATTAACATTATCCCTAGTGTCGGTTCCTTGTGCCGCAGTTTGATTATTTATAATTACTTCTTTTCTAACTGGGTCATACTTAACATTCCAAGCATTGGTATGTACATCATCAAGTAATCTAATAAAACCTTCTGCCGATGCCATAATAACCGCAGAAATATTTCTCACACTAGGCTTAAACCCAATACCCGTATCCGAGTTTTCAATTTTTCTTGCCAAATCAGCAGATATTGCACTTTCATATTCCGATAATTTTTTATTAGCTTCAGTTTCAATTTGTGATATTGTTTTATCGAATCTAAAATCACCATCAAAAATATATAACGGTTCGTTAATTTTTGAAACTTTAGATGGATTTTGTTGAGTTCCTTTAGTTGTTTCTTGAACAGGTCTTAAAATATCTTCAATATATTTTTTTATATTAACTAAGTCTTCATTAGTTGGAGAAGTAATTCCAGTTTGTTCTTGAAGTGTCTTTAACAAATCAACACTTTCAACATCAATATCAATAGTAAACATACCATACGTAATACTATTTTTAATTGGGGATAAACCTTTTTTACCTAAAACAGGATTTGATGCCAATAAATTATTATAGTCCGTTGTTTGACCACTCAATAAACTTTTTGCAGTAACTCTAACTTGAGCATTTGCCGGTGTTAAATATTGGTTTTTAAATGTATAAACATATTCACCTGTAACTAAAACAATTGGTTTTGGGTTCAAATATGTTTTAAACCAAGAATTAGAAGCTCCTCTAACTTGATTGAAATATGAAGATAGAACATCTTTATATTGTCTGATATCTGTTAAAGGTTGAACATTAGCCTGAGGATAAGATGCAATAATTGACTTTTCAAAATTACTAAGTTTACTCATTAATTGAGCAACCGTTAACTCAGGGAAGTCCTCAGGAATTAATTTTTTGGCTTTATATTCACTATAAACTTCAACTATTTTTTCATAACCTCTTTCCGATACTATTTGTGTTACAACATTATCTTGGCTATTTGTTGGTTCTGAAACTCTAACACCTAAAGCAGATGAATTTTTTCCTAACTCTAATGTCTCTGTTGGTCTTGAAACATCATATCTTGTACTATACATATGTGGTGTTGCCAACAAGTTTCCAATAGAAATTTCATTAAGAATATTAAACTTATATCCAACAAACTCCAATCTAACTTGGTAGTTACCACTGAATGAGTTATAACTAGCATTAAATGTTCTAAGATTTAATTGGTATTTAATGGCTTGACCATAATAACCTTTAAGGGTTAAATAAAACGGACAATATGGTAAATTAAAAAAAGCGGCGTAAGGTGAACTATTACCTAATTGAAATAATGCTTTACCTTGAATATCTTCTAATAAAATTGTTACACTTGGAATGAATGAAGTGTTTGTTGTAACCTCAATCGATGTAATACCCAACAACCCACTATCAACAGTTTTACCTTCTTCGTTGGGTGACATTTTCTTATAAGCTTGGTTATTTGGACCAATTATTGTCTTCTCCTTTAGTTGATTAACACCTTTTTGATTTGTAGAATCTTTACCAGTTAATTCATCATAATAACCAGTACTTAAGTAAGTTCCTTCTGTTGGTCTTAAGAAATTCATTTTAGCAACCGAAATGGTTCTAATTCTATCTTCAGGACTACCACCAACAGATAATTTTGTTCTTGGTACAACTTCTGCCTCTAAGTTAGCATACATAACCAAATTTTCGTGGTCAACTAATCTTTCCGCAATATTACCAAACGCATCAATTGTTTTGTTGGGGTCAACAACAATTATATTGTTGTAATCAAAATCAACTAATATGTTTCCACTATTGTCTCCTGGTCTGTTACCTGCCATAATAATAAAAATAATTATCCAATGCCGCTTTATAGTCTTGTAATGATGGTAGTAATGGATAAGGAATAATCAATACCGCACCATCATATATATTATTTTCAAGTCCTCCAAATTGAGGATTAGCTTGTAATATCAACCAACCAAAATATGGTGAGTTATAATATTCTTGTGAAATAATATCTAATCTACTTTGAGCAACTTTATAAATGTAATTTTTATCTGTGGTTTTTTGTGGCAAGTTAACGAAGGGGACAACAGTTTGTTCTCCATTAATTAAAAATTCACTATATCTGTTCCAATATTGAAATGCCATTATAATAGTTTTACTTTAGATACCCAAGTTGATGGTGAAATTTCATCATTCCAAGTTTTTGCATCAGTGTTTAAATTACCAAATTGTCCTAACCCTTTAATCAACGTTATTTGATTATCACTGTCAGCATTTTCTGTTGTATAAGTAAACACTCGTTTCTTACCTTTAGTATAAGGGTCAAATTTTAAAAACCTAACCAATTCTTCTTTTTCTTTTTTATCAATTATTGCCTTTGTAATGTCATTTTCCCTAACAAAATTTGGTTTTGTTTGGACTTCCCAATAATTTTTAAACGCATCTTCCAAGTCGGTTCTGAACTCAATTAAATCTGGATTGATAATAACATTACCAATTAAAGCATTTTTAAATGTTTCCTGTTTTTTCAAATCAATAACGTCATTTGACATTAACATATACACTCTTCTTAACGATAATTTATCGTTAGTAAATACATCTGTTTGAAAAGGATTAAAAACATCTTTTGTTTTAATTTTTGTACCATCAGGAAAAACTAATGGTCCGGAATATGGTTTACCATCAGTCCATACTATTTTGGTATCAATTGTCGTTGCAGAATTAAACGCATAAATATTTTCACCAATTATTTTAACATCCTTAATTAATTCCTCCAGTGTTGTTGAAACGCCTGAATTAGTATCAACTTCAATAGTTCCTGAAGTAATATATGTTGTTATTTGTCCATTCTTTTTAGCAAATCCATCAGTACCCGTATTTGTAAATGCCGGAACTTGATACGTAATTGTATTAATCCTTGATAAGTTTGGAATATAAATTTGTTCAACATTTACTATTCCCTGAGTTATTACTGTTACAGGATTTTGATACACTCCTTTTTTATCCTGTAAGAATTTAACGTAATTATCTTTAACTTGACGAATAATTTTATTTGGGATATTTTTATATGTTTTTTTCTTTTCATCATTAAATTTTCCACCATTTAAAATTTGAATGAACCCTTCATCACCACCTTTAACATCCGCAATTAAATCTGAAAATATTTCGTCAATTCTTTTTTCAACATTATATGGTTTTCCAAATAATGGTACTTTTTGAATATTAGCATCTATATACACATTAAATTGTCCTTCAGTATAAGTTCTTTCTAACATCCATTGTTGTCTTAAGGCATTATTATATTGATTAACACACTCTTTATTTTTATTAACAACATTAGTAAAATATGTTTGAGTATTCGTAATTAAATCATCCATAAAAGTTTGATAACTTGTTGTACCCGAAACAATATCACCAATGTTAACCGTTGTTAATATTGTTCCAACTGTTGATTCATTTGTCTGACCTTGATTAGGTAATGCGTCATTAAGTGTTGGTGCCGGAATATTTCGATTAGCATCTAAAAATTGTTTATCAATAATCTTATAACTGTCATCTGTTGGTGTTGCTCTATCGTCATAAATTTCAGTATTAGCATAATAATTAAAAGTTAATGCGTTTTGTAATTTATCAACCGATTCTTTTAATCCGCTACCACCAACAAAGTTAAATCCCATCGTAACATTGGCAATCATAGGTTGAACTCCAATACCCTCAGGATTAATATCCAAGTTTTCATATGTAAAGTTTAAACTTGTCGGAATAATTTTTGTATTATAAAAGTCACCAATTCTTAATATTAACACAGGAGGTGCACCAAATGATGTGTTTGTGGCATTATTATACTCCAAGACATCTTTTCCACCAACAGACTTAACTGTAGGTATTGTGTCACCAGGTCTCATACATTGTTGTAAAAATGTAAGTCTAGAATTTAATCCTTCAGGTGTCATTGAGTGAAATGCCGGTTGGAAAAACTTTAACTTTTCTTTTAAGTTATCATAAACCATCGGAGTTTCTTCTTTTATTGTTTCAAAATAATCACACTCAGATAATAACGACCTTAAAACTCTTTTACTAATATTATCTCTAATGACAACTTTTTGTTCTAAAACAGGCTGAGTAACCGTCTTAGTAACAACATTACCAACGGTGACATTTGTTTTTGCTTGTTGTGCTTGAGATGGTGGTTCATCTAATTTAGATTGAATATCTGAAATAAACGCTCTTCTACAAGCCATAGAGTTTGTTGAATATATTTTTTGTGTTTTACTTAAGCTATCAGAATCATTATCAGTACAATTAACCTTTGTGCCTGACATAAATTTTTTACTTTTAGCGTCAAATTTTTGAACTTGAGCATTTTCACCCAAAGGCTTCTCTATAAATAATAATCTTTTTAATTGTACAAACTCTTGTATTTTAGTATCCGCAGTCATATATGTTATTGCAGAATCAATACGTCTTTTAGATAACTTTTGATTGTATTCTTTTTTTGCAGGAGCAGATGCACTACCAGCCAAGGATATTGTTACCGTACCAGGATAATTAGACATTTGAGTTTTTAATTCATTTATAAAATTTTGAATTTTATCTTTGTTTGGTTTAATTACCGTTTGAAAAAAGTTTGTTGTTTGTGCTATTACTGTACTGTTAGGACCATAACTTCCTTCTTGACTAATATATGGTGTATATGTATCAATATAATTTACACCAAGTTGTTTCGGAACATCATTATCAAAATAAAACCCTAAGTCCTTATATCCATTTATTTTAGTATTTGCTTCCGCAGCAGTAATTGCTCCTTGAGCAACCGCAGGTACATTACCAACAGTATTTACCGCATATTCAAGAGATTCTTGCGATAATTCTTTTGAAGTAATGGCTTGCTGAATTTGAAATAAGTCGTTTTGTTTTATTGTATAATATTTCTTAGCAAGTTCATATAAATCATATTTCCTACATCCCGCAAAGAACGATTCCAAAATACTATCGATTCTTACTTTATTGGTTTCATTATTTAAAACCTTGTTAACAATAACATTTAACGCTGACGGATGGTCAACAACAATTTTCCAAGTTAAAGTACCCGTTCTTGAAGTATTCTTATAGGTATAAATTGGTTCAGGTCTTCCCAAAAATTCAACAGGGTTCCAGTTAGCACTAACACTTTCAGTAAACGTTAATCCATATGGAGGGAACCACATTACTCTACCACCATTAGGTCCTCTTTCACAAACCGGCAAATCAGCAACCGCATAACCCGGAGCATTTGACGTAGCCCAAGCCAAGTTCTCAATCGAGAACATATATTTTTTGGCATAACCATTATTCTCATTTCCAATTAAGTTTGTCGAATCTTGACCACCTTCTTGTTTGTTTGGAGCAATATTAAGATTATACGTATTATCTAAAACTGAATAAGAAAATCTTCTACCTTGTGTTGTAATACCATCAGTTTTTTGTAAGTCATTAAACTGAAGATATGGTGTATCTTTGGCAAAAACTCGACAATATTCCGTACCAACTTCTTGTCCAATTGAACCGACATATGAAAGAACTCTAGAACCCTTTGTAATCTCTTTATAACCATCGTGAAAGACCTTACTCACTTGGTCAATAGCATTACCTACGTGTTGTAATCTTTTACCTCCTTGAGGTTGGCTATCAATAATTCTTTGGGTGTCATCTAAAATTGAACCTTCACGATATACTCTATTCGTTGATTCGGTTGAGTTGTAAGATGACGGCTTAAAGTCTTCATCTTGATTAAAGATTGCCCCACCAAGACCAACTTTTTTACCGGCATTATCTTTATACTTTGGAGATACCCAAGTAAATCCACCTTCAATACCACCACCATCACTATAGGTAGGACCATTAGCACCAAGTCTAACTTCTTGTGATGGACCTTCATAAAGTTGAGCAAGTTCTTGTGGTCCATAGACCGGCATTTGTTGTTCTTGACCAAACGTATTTACAGGTAAATCTCCTGATGGAGAAAATACTCTTGACGGGTCAGAAGTAATAGAACCTACATAGTAATCACTATTATTGGTTGTCGAACCAACAATTGCCCCACCCAATCTGTCAAATAACGTTCTATCAAAACTTGGTTTATATTTGTTAAAATCAATATTACCAAATAAACGGGACTTTTGTCCACTACCCAAATTGTTATAAAACAATTGTGAACCTGTGGTATTTGCTCCCAATAAACCAGTTAATAACTTTCCAACGGTAGATTGTCTATAGGCGTTCTGTAATTGTTGAATTGTTGTTGGTTGACCTGGATTGATACTTGGGTCAAAATATGAACCAGGTATTGTAGATACAGGTAAAATACTACCGGCAAGTCTTAAAGCAAAATCACTAGCAGCAAGAATTGGATTTGAAGAAATTGTAATCTTATAGTTAGGTTCAATTAAAGGAACTCTACCGGTTACAAGACTTAAAATGTCTGTTCCACTTCTTACGTTGAATATGTTGGCTCGTCCAATTGTGTCTTGAAGTATTTGTGCTGCGATTCGAGCTTGAAAATCTTTTCTTAAGTTTTCAGCACCCATTCTTGCAATATACGAATCTTGACTTAACAGACCATCACTACCTTGTGGGTCTTTAAATAATAAGATTGATACAGGAGAATAACTTGAAGGTACAAATAATGATGGATTAAAATTATTTGAATATGGTTGTCCGTTTCCTTGTCTATCTTGGTCAGGTGTAACTGAATTAAACGTTCCAATTGCGTTTGCGGCATCTAACCCCTGTCCAACACCAGCATAAGCATTTAATGGTTTCCAAGCCGGTGAAATGTTTCCAATACCCTTATCCGAAGCAATAAACGATTCATCAACAATATTGGCATCTTGATAACCATATTCCCCCTCGTTTGATTTACTATTAAGTATTCCGGTAGGGTCGGGGGCTTGTCTATAACCACCCTCATTTCCATATTGATTTAAGGGAAATAATTTATTGGCTAAAGAAGGTTCGTCAATAAGTTGGTCAGGACTATCAATAACAGAATAATCTGATTGGCTATACTCAAAATTAATAGGGGGCGTAAACTTACTAGGAGATTTACTATAAGGTTGTAAATTCCTTTTAGTAAGTCTTGTTAAGAAGTTTTCAATATTAATTAAATCTAAAGGACTTGTCGCCATCTATG